GAGTCTTTGGTGATTATGCCGAAGCCTTCGATGAAGTCAATGACAAGTTCGCCTTCGCCCTTAGCGACAGACTCAGACGGAACTGGAGTTAGCCATTGAGGAGGCCACACGCTCAGCCTTTCTCTTCATCAGTTCTTCTAGCTTGCTTGCAACCTTGACCTCAGCGATGCCGAGACGAGTTCTGTCTGTCGGGGTGAATCCTAAGAGCGAGAGATTTGAGGTAATCATTTTCTCTAAGTCATGCAAGGCTCGATAAAGTCGCCACTCACTTGTCTCATGGATTTTAGTGATGAGGTCATTGCGCCTGTCCATCTGCTCACAGGTCAAGAGCAAGAGCTGAGTGTCTGAGTTGCGAGCAATCCATCGCTCGCCTGTTTTCATGGCTGCATCCCAAAGCTGTTGGCCTGCAAACTCAAGCGGTCGAGCTGGCGCAATGTAGCCACCTTCTATGTATTCAATTGGCTGAGGCAACGCACGCTTCCCTGGGTTGCCTGTGGCTCTTTTCTGTTCGGCTGGTTTCGGCGGATTCGGCATTTTCCTAGCTTACCCGAAAAGGTTTGAACTGCGGTGGTATGCAGACAAGTGCGGTCGGGGTGTTCTAAGTAGCACCTGTCTAGTGTTTGACCCCACCCCGCATAATGACGGCGGGGAGTGTGCGCGAATCTCAGACGAGAACGCGAATGAGTTGGTGTGATTTGTATTGCGATGAAGTTGAGGTCGTTAGAAACGATTACAGAGGCTTATTGCCCCTTCTTGAATTGCAGGTCATATGAGCTGGCGCAAGGGGGGAGGCGGGGTCTCCCGCTATAAGGTGGTCAGCGGTTATTTGAGTGCGGTCGGTAAAAGGTTCTTTGCAGATGTGACAATGAGTTGCGTTGGCTCTTATGATTTTGGCTGTGGCCCTATAAGCAGAACTGTAGAGAATTGACTTCCTAGCTTGGTAAGTTGGATTTCTTCTTCTAGCCCTGTCTCTATCTTTGTCATGAGCCTTACGGCAATCCGCGCAGTAATCCCCCGCGTCTTGATGTAGCCCCTGACATTTCAAACAAGGTCTTGGAAATCTCATTTGATTAGCCTAAACCTAGAGCATCCCCACCATCTTCAAAACATCTTTGAGCGGGACAATGCGCCCGATGCTTCCGTTTGTTTTGTCGCTGACTATTGGTTGAGACTTGACTGGGTAGTTGCCATCTCTCAACAGCTGCTTGAGTGCCTCGGCCTTGATGATGATGAAGCCTGTCTCATTAGGTGTAGCGAATGCCCAGAAGTCTGCCTTGCTTATGTTTATCCCGCTTGGTCGCTTGTCACTCATGTCAGGCTTTGAGAACTGATAGGTCTCGATGTAGAGGTTGCCTGTCTCTGCTATTCGTGAGTCAGTCTTTACTTCTACTGTTCCGCCTTCTAGCGATTGCAGGAATGAGTTGACTAGGTTTTCTCCTACCCTGCCTCGGCGGAAGTCTAAGTCAAAGTCTGGTTGGTAACTCATTTGTCTGTTGAGTAGAAACCTTTGCCGTTGAACTTGAATGAGCGGAAGTTGTAATCCCTAACCATGTCAGCTTTGCAATGAGCGCAGATTGGTGTTATGACTTGTTCTTCTATCCCTGCGTGGATGGTTACAATCTGCTCACAGGTGTTGCACTTGTAGTCATAGGTTGGCATTAGAGTTTCCTAACCTCACCTGCAAACGGCGTGTTCTTTTCTAGCTCGATAATGAGAATGCCACAGGTGCTATCCAGTCCGTTAGAGCGTCTGAACCAATCGCTTCCCGCATCCATTGTGGGACACTGAACCCAAAACTTTGAGCCGTTGCCGTCATTCCTTTGACCAAGCTCTTCAATGCGCAGATGATGAAAATGCCCAGTCAGGAGCGTGTCACATGGTTGAGACCATTGTGAGCCGAACGAAGCTGATGCCCAGTGCTTAGGGATTCCTTCAGGTCTTGATGCTTGATGTCCATGCATCACGCCAATTATGTTTACTCCGTATTGAAATGCAAAGCCTTCGTCATGAGGTTGTGGGATTAGGTATTCAACATCCATCCCTAGTTCTTTTGTTACCCTGCGAAGTTGTTGGAGGATGACGATGCCCCAGTCATCTAGTCCAGGCTTGCCGACCTGTTGCCCCTTGAATCTGTTTTGGCAATGGTTAGAAGCAACTGAGCCGTAGGTGACAGGTGCGTATTTGTGCGCTCGCTTGATTAAGTCAAGCATCAGCGAAGTGGCAACATCTACCTGCTGCATTGGCGAAAGGTCATTGCTCTCTAGCTGGTTATAGTGTGCTGCGTTTGACACCGACTCAATAATGTCACCGATGTCTAAGCAATAGATGCGCTCATACTTGCCCGACTTCATCTGTTGCTCGATGCGTTCATAGGAACGCATGACTCTAGCAATGAGTTCTTGTGTTCCGCCTCTTGAGCCTGTCTTGCCAACTTGGAAGTCTGAGGGTGCGACTATCAGAGCCTTGTCTGTTGTCTTGATGTCTTTTCTTTTACCTGCGCCCTTGCGAGCTTCCGACATAAGAAGTGGCAGGTCAATCTCTAGATTCTTCTTGCGGAAGGTAAAGCGGTAAGAGACTAACCACTCGCCGCCTTCTCGTTGTTGCCAGCGTGATGTTCTGATTGGCGGGATAATGTCAATGTCACTAGGGTCAATACCTGCGCTCTGTAGAAACTCGTCAAAGTTTGCAGGTTGCGTAGCGTAGCCAGGTGTTGTTGCCTCGCCCTCAAGTCCGTCAAACTCAATGGCAGGTCGAAAGCTCGGTTGCGCTGTAATCTTCGGCGCAGGCTCTAAGTTCTCAAGCATTAGTTGTAGCAGGAGCAGAGTTCCCTGCGATGCCTTCCGATTGCTTCGTTGGACAATTGCACGCCCCTCTGACTCAGGGCAACAGAGAGACCTTTGTCACTCCATTTGGTCTTGTTCGCAAGAGCTTCTGTCAGGATTTTCTTATCCCCTGCATCCATGCTCTCAAGCGTGGCTCTGGTTTTGCATCTGCGTTTTCCTGTTACTGGTTCAAGACCCTCTAGCATTCTTCATCCCCTTTTCTAGTTCGGTCAAAGCAAAGTTCTCAGCGATTGCAGCAGCCTCGTCAATGTCATCCTGACTAAGCGGCTGATTGAACTTCTCTAAGAGTAGCTTGGACATTTCGACTCTGACAGATAACACTCCTAGCTTGATGCCTTGAGCGATTAGAAACTTCGAGTGGTCATTTACCTTGTCTTGGAAAGCCCACAGCTTCATTAGGTCTTCTGGTTCGTAGTTTTCCATTAGCATTTTCCTTTCCAAATTTTCCACTCCATAACTAATTTTGGACCCTTTGAGAGATTACAAGATTGGCAAGCCCCAGCCAAGTTGCCAATTGAATTGGACCCGCCTCTTGCAAGTGGAATGACATGGTCAATGTGAGTAGATTTTGCCCCACAATAAATGCATGGCTTTTGCAACAGCGACCTAATATCTGTTTTAGTAATTAGGTAACTTTTTGCACTTAGAATCCTTGCTCTTCGCCTGTGAAGCAATACACGCGACAACTCAGGATTTTTTTGTCTAAAGGCTTTTGTATAGTCGCGTGATTTTTCAACATTATTCTGTCTCCACTTACGCGCTGGCTCAGGATTGTTTCGCCTCCATAATTTTTCATTATGGCGTTTTCTTTCCCTATTGTTTTGTTGCCATAAGGCTATTTGAATAGCCCTAGTTTCCCTATTGTCGAAATAATTTTTTCGACTGGATGCATTGCGACATTCAATACAGGCACTCTCATGAGTTTGTTTGCCTTTAGATGCCCGATAAAAAGAATCTAATGTCTTAATTTGCAAACACTTAGAACAGGTTTTAGAATCAGACATAGTCAAGCTCCAATCTTGGCTCATGCCCCAGGGTGGTTCCAGCCATCGCTGGGGTCTTTTTAATACTATCACCAAGATAAGTCATTTTCTTCAGCGATTAAGGATTGCACTATGCGTTGCAGGGTCGGGTTCTGCCAAGTGTGGTCAACTGTGGCAGCCTCAAGGTAGCGTGCTAAGTCTTCTCGGATGGAGTCAAGGTCAGAAGACCAGACAAGATTAGGGTCACGCAGTAAGCCAGCAGCTTGCTTGAAGTCAGTTATGACTCTGAGTTCTCTTCTAGTAGCCATGATGTCAACTCTGGGTTTTCTTTGAGGACCATGAGAATCGGGTTCTCCCAAACGCTAATGAAATGGTGTTCCCATTCCTCGTATTCCATTTTTTTGGAAGGCGAATCGTTCTGGAAAATAAACCGACAGGCGTGAAGTAGCTCATGAAAGACTGTGACTCTCTTTTTGCTCTCTCCAAGCTCTCTGTCAATGACGATAATGTTTCGGGAATCTTGTGTGTAACCTGCACTTGAATCGGCGAGTAGTGGGTCTTCTTTTGATGAGAGTTGAACGATGCGGTATTGCTGGAATCCAATTTTGACAACATCAGGACACCTTGACATTCTGTAATTCCTCTAGTGCTTCTCTAAGGTCGGACAGGTAGATGTAGTCACCATGCTGATTACCTGTGTGATGTAAGTCTATGGCTTTCCAAAAGACTTCGGCTTCTAGCCTTCTGCCTTCTCTTACCCCTGTTTCGTAGGCTGCCATGCAAGCCTTGTGGATGGTTTCTTGGAACTCGCTATTTGTCATCTTCTGCCCCTGTCTTTAGTAAAAGTATCGCTATAAGTAAAGTATTGACCACCGACAATATGAGAATGTATTCAAGCATCTTCGCCCACTTCATCTGCTACTTGGCGGATTGGCTCTAGCGGGACATTTATCCCATGCGCCCGCTCGTTCTTCAGGTGTGTCTCTAGGCTTTTGATTTTCTCTAGCCTGAATCCACCCCAACGGCGGTCATCTGTCTCGACAATCGGTGCTGAGGTAAGCCCTAGCTCAAGGAATCTGTCAACAGCTTTCGGTGACTTGTCGAGTCGGCGTGTCTTGTAGATTATGCCTCTGCGGTCAAACTCACGCTTTGTTGTTTCGCATTGAACACAGTTTGGCTTGGTCCATAGGGTTATGGTCATCACAGGTGCGCCCCCGTCCTCAGAGCAATCTCTTTGCGCTCGTCTTTGATTATGTCTAGGCACTTGTCATAGCCCTTGCGCTCGACCTTAGTCATTTTCACTCGGTCAGCCATGAGCTGAGTTCTCATTGAAAGCCAAGTGGTTGCGTATTGTGCGCCTTCCTGAATGCCATGACGGAATGCCTCGTCTAGTTCGTATTCAAATAGTCTGTCTGCAATCCAAAACTTGATGTCTCTCCAAGTTGCTCTCATGCGTTCTCTCCCATCAGTTCTTTAGCAGCCCAGCGCAATGCGTCAGCTAGTGCAGGGTTGCCCTTGTTGTGTGCGTGGTTAGAAAGCTCCTCAAGAGCTTCGATGCAGGATTCAAATCCTCTGCTGAATTGAGCCATGCCGTAAAGGTCAATCTGGCGGTCAACATGATTTCTAAATTCTTCAACTGACACGAGCATCCCTTTCGATTAGGTCAACGATTAGTCCAAGTCCTAGTCCTGAGTAGCCTCGCTTCTGTAGGTCTTTGAATAATGCAATGAGTGATTTTGTGTCGTAGACAACCTGTGCCCTTTCCTCTGGCAGCAGGTGTGATGTTAGTTGTGTCATTTGTTTTCCCCTGTGTCGTAGTTGTCTTCAGAGAAGTTGACTCCGAAGTGTGCCATAAGTGCGCCAATAAAAAACGGCAGGCAGAATGCGAGTCCTAGTAGGTCCATTAGTTGCCCCTGACTCTGTCAATTCGCTCTTGAGCTGAACTCAAAGACCAAAACATTATCCATGAGTTTCCAGAGCCATCCCAGTTTGGGTATGCGTCTTTAGTTCTGATTGACCACTTGTTGTTGCGGTGCTTTGAAATGTGAATGCCCTTGTATTGGTAGCCCAATGGGGTCTTGGTTAGCTTTGCATCTGTAATCATGGCTTCTCTTGTCCTCTCTTGCCCTGATAGAAACAGGTTAGCCCAGACATGGGGGCAGGGGAAGGGTAAAACCTGTGTCGTTATCTAATCGTTATAAATGCCGTTATAAAGGCAAAACCCTGATAATTGCGCCTGTTTCTCGGTCATCGGCGTAGAACTTGCGGGCCTGAATCTCGACTATTTGGCTGTCATCGCCCCAAATGCGCCCTGATTGGCCTATGCCATCCCCTACGCCTCGAACCAGCTTGTCTAGGTCGGGTGCAACGATTGGCAGGGGTCGCTCTGCGACCTTGACAGACTTAGGCCGCTCCATAAAGAAATCCACCTCTAGTCTTATAGGACCGAGATGGACTTCTGTGAATGGTTGACAAGCATCTTCAATAGCCGCTCGCCACTTTTTTAGGTTAGCTGATTGAGCCTCGACAATCCTGCCGTTGAATACACGCTTAGACCCTTGAGGGGTCGGTCTGCCGTAAACATGAAGTTCAATCACCCCTCTAGTTTAGAAGGGCATCTCCGCTCTGGTGATGGTCGGGTTGTTTATGTTTATTGCTGCGACTTGCTTTGGGACATTGTCTCGCCCTGTGAAGCTCTCAATCTTGACAGACAGGTCACCTGAAACTTCTAGGGTTTCCCCTTCTCTTACCTGTTCCTTAGTCCAGACTGTCACCCATTGAGTGCGCTCCTCGCCCTTCTTGTCTTTGTATTTCTCGACCCCTTTGAAACCATAGTTTTCGATAATACGCGCTACTTGAACTGTTGCTTTTACTCTCATTGTGTTGCCTTTCTGCGGTGGTCAGTATTGACACAATCGGAATGACCGCAAGTCGGTATTCCTGTGACAACTGGCTCTCCGTCTTCTCTTATTGGGGTGACCATATCCTCGGCATAGTTTCCTTGCCAAATCAGACAGTCACCTATCTTTGTTTGTTTCCTTGCCCTGCAAGATTGACAAGTGTCGGGGTTCTTGCGGGTCAAGAGTATCTCCCAGACTATGCCACAGCGCGGACATTGTTTTTGCACCTCATAAGCCTAGTTCTTCTTGCTTTTCTTTGCAGCATGGCAGACACATAGCAATAACTTCGCCATGCACGCAGTAGGGGACAGGTCCAAAAACAGCCTCAGACATTTCTTTTAGGTAGTCATCATCCTGTCTTGCGAGTCGGTCTTCTTTTGAGAATGCCACTATGTGCTTCGGTTCGAGCCAAGTCACCCTCTCGTCTTTGCGAGCGGCGTGAAGGGCTTTTAGGGCAACCTCATAAGGCAGAAACCCGATGACTGCAAACCAAGCGTCAAGAACATCCTGACCCATCTTGCGGTTGTCAATAGCTGCTACTTCTCTGAGCAATGCAGCGCACTCAGTCTTGAGCATCTGTTTCCTCCGCATACTTCATCAGGGCATCCCAGTCGGTTTGTTTCTTTTGCTTCTTGCGTTCGGGCAAAGGTCCGTTCTCCCAAGCATCAGCATTTAGCCATGTTGACGGATTCTTGATAAATCGCTTTTCATTGGGCAGGTTAGGGTCTGACGCATACTTGATAACCCCTGCGATTATGTCCTCAAAGGTAGCGCGATTCAAGGCTCTCCTGAATTGCCTAAAAGCTAATTGCTTGTCTGTCTTTTTGGGATAGAGATTCCAGAACTCATCAAACAGCTCTCTCTCTTTATTCTTTTCAATAGTGTTCTTATCTATAGTCTTCTTAAGTGGTGGGTTTTCCGCTAACGGGTTTTCCGCCAGCGGTTCTTGCGTAATCCAAGTCACCTCACCGAAGCGACCACCGATGTTTTCCTGCTCTCGACTGAGATAGCCATACACCTCTAGCTCATGAATTGCAGAACGGATTGCATCCTTACCCTCAATGCTCTTACCCGCTAACCAGCCAACAGAGATGTTCCATTCGGGGGTGTGTGTTTCAATGTAGGCAAGAAGGCCACGAGCTTTGAAGCTCAGTCGCTCATCTCTGAGCCATGAATTTTTTATTTGGGCGAAGTTATCGTCCCAAGAATGTCTGCCACGCTTGATTGGCATAATGCTCCTATTCCTCGGCAATCGCCTAGAATAGGTGCTGCCGATACTCGTTCTATCGGTGAGGGTCAGATTTCGGTCTGGCCCTCTTTTAATTTTACTCTACACTCACCCGCTGAAATGCTGCCTTAGCGGTTCTGTCTCTTGCTCCGCCTGCCCAACGGCCTGCATGAAAATAGAGTTTCTTCATTGCGTCTAGTTCGTCTTGATTGCGCTTGCGTTCTGACAGGTCTTTCTTTTCTTCCCTTGCTTCGATGTTCAAGGCTCGCTCTCGCATCTTGCGAGCTAGTTTCTCGATGTCCATTCTTGCCCCTTCAATTCATCAAGTGAAATCCTGATTGTGTTAGGCCCAAACTTTATAGCCTTTATTTTCCCTGCCTTCATCCAGTTGCGAATTGTATTTGGATGCACCGACAATGATTCTGCGGCTTGCTTGATTGTAACTACATTCATTAGTTTGCCTTGCGGGCAACGAACTCTGCCCAGATTTCGTCTAGTGTTGCCTTGACTGCATCAGTAGCACTAACCTGAAATGCCTCATAAGCGGTTGTCCAAACTGCCTGTAGTTCTTCTGCTGTCATCTCTTGTAGCTTTGTCATTTTCTTTCCCCTTACTTGCTCATGTTAGCTAGGTCGATTGCTTGGAGCAAAGTTGTCTCTGCTCTGCTTAGTGTTGCTAGGTCTCTACAAGTATCAGCGCCCTTGTCTGCGCTTGTCCATCCTGCGTAGCTGTCTTCGGTCAACTGAATTGCCCAAAGTAGAGCCTCAATCTGCTTCTCTGTTAGTTCTACTGTCTTCTTCATTTCGGGTCCTTTCTTCCCTTGTGGTAACAATCTATAACAACCAGTAACAACTTGTCAAGAGGGTTTTCGGCGTGTCGGATAACAGTTTGGTAACGGCCTAAATCAAGTAATTTGGCGGGTCGCAGGCTATTTTCTGCCCATTTTCGGTCAGGTAGAACCATCGCATAGCCACCCTGTCAAAATACGGCGAGTCGAAGCCATCCCACTTGCCTAGCTTCCAGCCCATGTCTCTAGCCTCAGCCGCAACAGCGGCATCTGATTCCATCGCATAGTTCAAGGCAGCGCAGACACGCAGGTAATTGTCGAACCTGTCCATAGCCTTCGAGCCACCCATGCCTCTATTAGCCCTGTGATGCGTTTGGAGACCATTTGTAGCCCCGCAATGTGGGCAGTAGGGGTGAGCCTCGACAGCCCGTCTAAGAGCATCCTGACGCTTCACAGACGGGTTTCCTGCCCCATGAGTTTTGCCTGTGTCGCAAGCACCATAGAAGCCGTCTCAATTGACTTGACCTTTTGCTTGATGCGGTTGAGTTCAGCCTTTCTCAAATCCCTTGCTAGGCGCAGGTCTGCCGACTCAAGTCTGGCAATGGCCTCGCGGTCTCGGACAGTCCCCGCTGATTTTATGTAAGCCTTCTGCTCGGCTAAATCCAAATCGTATTCGGCCTCAGCTAATGCCTTCTCAGCCTCGAACAGCGCAGTCGAACCCTTAGAGTTCTCCGCTATCAGTTCCGCTAGTTGCCTCTGGATTTCCCGTATCACTCAACACCCCTAACAGAAGCTCGATGAGTTCCCTGTTCCAGAACTGAGCTTCACTTTCCTGTCCTCGAAACCTTGCCACCAGATACGCCTCCTCCAGCTCTTGGAGTTTGGCTCTCTTCAAATCGCTGAGCATAAAGTTTCAACCCTTCTAGGATTTCCTGAGAAGCGTTGTTTGATTTAGCTTGTGCATAAAGGTCTCGCAGTTCTTCGATTGTGCCAAGACTACCAGCTCTTTCGAGCCAATCCATCCTTGCAACCTTTTCCATTTCTTCCCTGCTTGGTCGCTTTGAACCTGAGTAGATGTAATTAGCGAGCGCACGCCCGATAGAAGAAGTCTCGCATCGCTCTAAAGCGAACGCATCAGAGTTTGCCTCACTCGCCCAACCTGTTGTCTTAGGCAACTCGTTAGCTTGGTCACCTGCCGTCAAATAAATTCTCGTCTCGATAATCCACAGCGCAGAATCCTTACTGTGATTCAGGGTAATAATTCGAGCATCAGAGTTCTTCTCATCAGCCCAGAATGTTTTTAGTCTCTCCTCAACAGTTGCGTATTGTGACAAATCAAACCTAGCCATTATTTCTTTCCCTTCTTGACTACCAAATAGGGGAGACCTTCTCCCTTTGCCTGCCTCGATGCTATGCGAACTTTCTGTCCGTCAACTTCCATGTAGGCGTGTTTAGCTCGACCCATTGCATCGAGAACCTGTGACTTGATTAGGCGCAGTTCTTCCGCTGCCTCATCGTATTTAGCCTGTGCGTTTGCAAGGTAGTGCAGCGAGTCAATCTCGACTTCGGTCTCGTCAATCAGCGGGTGCTGGTAACGGACAGCTTCATAGGTTGACTCCGAGCCATCCCACTCAGGTCGCTGGTCTGCAAACAGGCAAGCCTGAAAGTCAATTGCCTTCTGTCGGGCAATGTCAATTTCAAAGTCATCACGCTCAATCCAGTAGTCGTGCCAAGTCATTCCTGCGACTGCAACCAAAGCGGCTTTCTTGAGTCCAAGAATGTCTAGGTAGTGTTGACATTGCGCATAGTAACCAGCAGGCAATTCCTCCCAAGTCTGTCGGCCTGTCTTGACCTCAATCACAATCCACTCGCCTGTCTCTCTGTGTCTAGCTAGCGCATCGGGGTTGGCGTGTCGAAATGGGATAAGGGCATCTTGGTAAGTGCCAGTCAGGAAGACTTCATACTCAGGATGTTCCTCTGACCAGAGCTGCAGAATCGGCAACTCAAACGCCTTGCCAAACCTGATTGCCCAGTTCTCTTCAATCTGTGAGGGTATCTTGCCTGTCTTCTTTGCCCATAGTGCATAAGCAGACTCAAAGGGGTTTAGTCCCATGATGGTCGAAATCTCCGAGCCGCCGATTGAGTCCTTGCGAGCGTTGTGCCACTCGTCAGAACCAGCCTCGAAGACTCCGAGTAGGGTTGCGTTGTTGAACTTCTCAGGTGCGTGTGTTTTGAACATGGTCATAGTTTCTACCCTGCCACCGACATTTTCAAATTAGGCTAGGGCAATGGGACATTTCGACCAGAAGCATTACCGCTTACTAAAGGCTATTCACGCCGCTGGCGGTGTGCCATGTGAGGACTTCCCTGAGCTTTTCTACCCTGAAGAAATCCGAGACGAGACACGCCGAAGGCTGTCTATAGTCATCGCTAAGAAACTCTGCGACACCTGCCCTGTGAAGGCAGAGTGCTTTAGGTATGCGGTTGAGTCGGGTCAGAAGTATGGGATTTGGGCAGCGACTCTTCCAAGCGAACGATAGTCCTGTTGTAGGGGGTTTGACAGGTCATGCAAACCGCAGGCGAACCTGACTGAAACTTGTTTCGACTATTTACCTCATGCCCGAAGACTAATTCATGGTCATTAGGACAGAGGTAGGTGACCCACCTAGTCTTTTTTGAATGCGACACTTGTCAGGATTGAAAGAAACCCTGCGCCGAGTGAAACCGATGCAAGCGAAACCCAGTCAATAGCAAACAGCCCGATTGAGCCTGTGCCTAGGACAGCGATTGCAGACTGAGCAACTGTCTTGATTGCTCTTTCCCCTGCGTAGTCTCTCCAAAATTCAACGCTAAATATCTTCATCATGTGCCTTTCTAGTTTTTACATCTTCGTAAGTAGCAAAAGCAGTATAAGCGGTCAGGATGATAGAAATCAAAGCCACTCCGCCAATGATTAGTTCTCGGCTGACTGAGGAATCTGCTTCATAGGTAATCGCCCCAAACAGAATCATAAATGCAGACAGGGCAAAGGATAAATAAATAAGTCTTCTGCGGTGTTTCCAGCTAGGCACTTAGTCGCTCGTCAATGAAGGTTTCAGGGTCAAAAACAACTCCAAAGGTTACCGATGTGACTCTTGGCCCGATGGTCAGGTGTAAGTGTGCGCCTTTAGATGCAGAACCAGTATTCCCAACCTTGCCGATTGTCTGACCTTCTTTTACCCTGTCACCAACTTTTAGTGTTGGCTTTTCCTGAAGGTGGCAGTAGCCGATGAAAACAGTTCTGCCGTCTATCTCATCCCAAGCCGATTGCACTAGAACATGACCAAGGATTGAAGACCATTTGACAGCTTGAACTGTTCCCGCTGCAACAGCAGGAATCGCCTTGCCCTCTTTCGGTGCGTAATCAAGACCCCTGTGTGCGGTGAGTCTCCTCGCTGTTGTTCCAAAGCGTGAGGTTATGAGTTTCTTTGAGAAGGGGTGTCTCATCTAATCAAAGCCCAGAGTGCTGCAATGAATCCTGTAACACCCGAACCGAGTGCGGTAAAGACCAGCTTCTCAATCCACTCCATGCGAGCGAGTTTCTGCTCTACTCGATTCATGCGAGCAGGTAAGTCTTTGAGGTTTTTGATATCGGCAACCAGCTCAATCTGCACCGATTGAACCTCGATGAGCTTTTCGTAGATGTCTCGTTGCGTTATGCGAACGCCGTTTGTTTCCTCAGCCATGACTAGCCTAGAAGTGCGAGTATCTCGGCCTCTGATAGACCTAGTGCTTCAAGCTTTGCCTTTGCACTTTCTTTGTTTGCCTGTTTCTGAGCCTCGGCAGCTTCCCTCTCAGCCTGTTCGATGGCGGCTTGTGCGGCTTGTGCCTCACGCTCAGCTATCTCAGCATCGGTTAGGGGAATAATCTGCACCTTGTCAGGGTGGCCTTCGGGAAGGCTGCAATCTACAACTAGGCGTGTTGGTCTG